GCAAAAATTAACGTAATTACTCCTAATAACTTAGGTAAAGGAATTAAACATAATCCTGAAACTAAGAAATGGGAAGTAAATGTAGATAACTCTACAATCACAGTAAACCCTCAAGGTCAATTAGTTGCTCAAGGATCTAGTGGTTTAGATTGTGCAGCTATTGCAGCATTACCTAAGACAGCATGGAAACCAAACACTTCTATTCTTGTAAATCAAGATGGTGAATGTAAACGTCTTGTTCCTAACGAGAATATCTTTACTGATGTTGTTGTAGATTTAGCAGCAAGTAAACAAAACGTAGAAATTCCTAAGAACCAAAGTGAAACAGTAAACATCATTGCTACGGTAACTAATGCTGGTGCAAATCCTACTGGTGAAGTTCTTGTTACTTTAACTAAACCACAATTAGGTACATACCGATTAGGTACACCGACTACCAACAATATCGGTGAGACTAAGACTGGTGAGTTGACTTGGAAAGTCCCTGCGATGGCATCAGGTAAATCTTTAGTGATTACCTTGCCTGTTACATTCTCTAAAGTTGGTTCATTCAGCTTTGGCTTGCAAGCAACGTCTACCATTGATACAAATACGCAGAATAATAACAAGACTATGACGTTTACTGTTACTGAGCGTATTGTGAATGATGGAACTAACACCAACTATGTACCGACTGGCACAGATTGCCCTTTGATTATTGCAACAGACTTAACACACAACAAACGTTTGAATGTGTACACTACTGGTACTGGCGAAGACTTTGACACGTTTGGTAAATACATCAACGTGTTTGCAGATGGACGTGGCTTCGCAGGCAAGCAAATTAAGTTAGAAGGTGCGAGTACAGTAGTTGTTTCCAGTACCAATTCGTATAGTGGAAACTATGCTAACAATGCTAGTTATGCCTATCGTGATGGTATCTACAGTTCTGATCGTAGTAGTATTAGCAATAGTAGTAATACTAAAACAGAGTCTGGCAGTAGCTACAGTCCGTCACAAAGACTTATTATTGCATCTGCACGGTTTTGGCATGGAAAGCAGTGGGGTGACAAATCCAATGGAAGTCCTTTGTTCTTAAAAGACATGGGAACATTCAATCCACAAACACAGATCTTTACATTTCATAGCAACTTGAAACTCCCAACACGTGATACAGGGTTTCATGAAGCACCATATCACTGCGTAATTTGGTGTCGTCCAGCTGGTAAAGATTGTAAATGGCAAGGTATCCCTATTGTGCTAGGGATTAAAGATACAGTTGATTTCCCACAGCGTTATGTTTTCACTAAAGTTAAAGGTGATGTACAAGATGAATTTTCTAATAGTTTACCTCCCAATATAATGGTAGATCCTGTTTTCATCAAGGCAGCTAACTTTGTCGGTGGTGAGAAACCTAATGATTTGTTGGCTACAACTGGTGGAATAATTAGCTCAGATAATGAAGTCGCAGCACAACACACCGTGACCGTAACATCAGGGCAAGAAGCACAATTTACCATTCGTGCAAACAGCAGAATAAACAATTTGCCTGACTACATCTCAACAGGTAAAACTCGTACTTCCTATGATGCTTCTACAAAAACTCTTACGGTAACGGTAGCGGCTAATGCAACACCAACAGACTCTGTTTATTGGCCAGACTTGAAGATTATTGTGAAATAAGGAGTAAGCTATGCAACAAGTAGTAAACATCAACGGTTATGAAACAGTAATCGAAATCCCAGAAGGACAAGTACTTTCACCCGTTAAAGTGCAAGGCGACCAAAGCCACTACGAAATCGAGTACGGCAATGGTCTTAAAGAAGTCGGTGGCATTGTAGAAGTGCAAGCAACTACAGCAAAAGACGGTGTAATTGAAGGCGTGCAACGCGTGGAATTACCATTCGTAAAAACACTTGATTTCCAAGTCACAGCAATCAATGTCTCTGCGTCTCCTGCTGTATTGACTGGTGAATTTGCATTTGCCCGTTTGGATGAAAATACTTTAGTCGTATATGGTACAGCAAATGCTAGTGAGCCTAAAACCATCCAAGTTAAATGGACAGCAAAAGGTATTGCTTAACGTATAACCGCCTAGAAATAGGCGGTATTAGGAGTAAATATGGCAACTAAATTTGCTACACCATTAGATATTGATAACAAGACGATTGTTCTCAATTCTGATAATAAATTAGAAGTAGCCTACACTTCTAATGCACTCATTGGACCTGGACGTCCTGATAAACCGGACACAACTGGTGGTGTTATCAAGGGTACTGAACACGATGGTATGATGTATCAGTCTACCGATGGTGCTGGTGTAGGTGCTTATCTTTGGCAACGCGTAAATGGCAAATGGATCGTAGTTTATGGTAACACTGGTTTAATCACACTGAAGAATACTAAGAGTTTGAAACCTAACGCTTATATTAAATTGCAACGTATTAACAATACTGTGTATTGTTTTATGGGTGGATTGAGTTTTGATTTATTTGGTTATGCAGGTAAGACAGAAAAAGGTTTCTTTTCTCGTCAACCTGCTCGTGTAGAAGTAATTGGTCTAGGTGGTATTCCAGAAGGGTTCCGTGCAAGTGTTTCGTTAAACTTCCAGTTGTTCGACGACGATACGAACAAACCCGTCGCGGGTGTGTATGTAGGAGGTGTCAAGGACGCTAACTTTATGCGGTTTACTCCGTATAAAGAAGGTGCTACAGGCAAACCAACAAACGACTGGATCCCAGATGTAGGTCCAACCAACTTACGCCCACAGGCTATGGCGTGGACGACTGATGAGCCGTTCCCGACCATGTTACCATAATAGGAGATAATTATGCGTTTAGGTACTCGTGTGGCTGGATGCCAGACTTGCAACGGTGAGGCTCCCCGACCACTAAATCATTGTGATGATCGTCGTATTACCAACATTACACGTGCTGGTGACGAGGTGATTGTTACATTAAGTGATTGCACGTATTTTCGTGCACCAATGAGCGTGGTAGATGGCTCATTGAAACAAAACATCTCCAATCTCGGAGACCTGGTTAAACAGGTTGAAGAATTACAACGTAAACAAGCCTTGTTAGATTCTTCACTTCTCCCGGTGACCGGGTTCGACGGTGAAGAGCACTACTCGGTAATTGGTCCAACATACTCAGATGAGGTAAATAAAAATGGTGATGAAAGTTCTCCACAACAATGAAGTCGGTAAGTTCCTAACAATCGGTCCTGACGGCAAATTAAACGGTATGAACGCATTTAAATCTGCGGTCGTACAAGGTAATAACATCGTATTCACGTTGTTAGATGACACCACAGTAAGTTTAGCATTACCAGCACAAGCTATTGACGTGAAATTACAAGGTGCAGAAATCACTGAAGATAACAAATTAAAATTAACGTTATCTAACGGTGATATTGTTGAAGCAGACTTAGCTAAGTTTGTTGATGCACCTAAATCAGCGTCTGAATACTTCACTGAAATCAAAGCTCTTCCAGAGTTCAAAGCGGCTGTGTTAGAGTTCTTGAAATCTGCAGAAGGTAAAGCAGCAATGCTTGAAGTTCTTAAAGGTGAAGAAGTACAAGACTTCGCTGGTAATTCCAAAGGTTACTTATTACCTGCGGCATAATAACCAAGTGGGCCAAGAAAACTTGGCCCCTCTACTAAGAGGTTTGTAATGAAAGTAGTACATAGAGATGTTTTACACAATGATGACTTTGAAGAAGTTAATGGTAAACTGCGCACCAAGAAGACCTCAAGATCATACCTTGTTACTTTCCAAAATGGTGCCCAACCTTGGAATAACAATACTGCTCCTGGCTTGCGTAAATGTAACATCAAAAATAGCTTTGGTATTATTCACTTAGACTTTAAGAAGACAAATAATAATCCAGTTGTTGCAGTGCTGCCAGATGATTGTCCAACCCCAATGGACTTGATTGAAGATCAATTACATGATGGTAACACCGTATATATTGATGCCGGATCAAGAATTGTGCGGTGTTACGGTGTTACAAACGTACGATACGTTGTAAACCTAGTAGGATATTTTAACGATAATTAGTTTATGAAAGTTATTCATGAACACATCAGTAATCGCATAGTTTTGGATTATGCCACATATATGTCAACCGGCAGTTCGCGTGTGTTCACTGAACAACAATCATAAGTTACGCACAAAACAAATGGAGTGTCCTATGTTATGTAAACTTCTTACCACACTCTACGGCCGAGACACACGCGCCGTGTTAATTGGCTCAGTAATGGTCAATGTTGTATTAACTGTTGCGGTGATACTTAATTGGATGAAGTGTGTTGATTTTGAAATGCCTAAGTCACTGGAGAACGACAGTTCTTTATTTATCTGCGCGACAATTACAGCTGGGTTAATCGGGTGGCTGACACCATATGCGGTGGGTGATCGTAAACAAGTGTTTAAATCATTCGTCTATCTGGTCAGTGCAGTTGTGCAGATAATTCTAGCCAATGGGTTTGTCTCAGACTCTCCCCCACTCTCTTTGATGTTGCTAGTCAGTACCGCGTTGTCTATTTGGTTCCTCGGTGCAGCAGTTTATGTATTTAAATGTGAGGGGTTAGATGGAGATCACGCAGGACGTAGTCGAGTTTAGTGTCTTAGTTATTGGTGCCCTGCTTGGTGCGTTCAAGGGTGTGATGGCTTACGGACAAGGTAAGCCTCTCTGCTCTAAATGTGTGGACGCTGGGTTAGGTGCATATATAGGGATTGTCCTTGCCAAGCATTATGCGAGTGAGTGGAATATGTGGTATGCTGCAGTTCTCGCTGTGGTAGCAGGCGCGAGCGGTGCGATGGTCGTAGACGTTGCATTAAGGCTTATCCCCTCTGTAGCTAAAGACATCATGAAAGCCTGGGCACAAAGGTTCCTAGGGCCTAAATAAAATAACCCCCTCGTCACTGAGGGGGTTTTGTTTACTTAGAAGGTTTAAATGCCTTCATCACTAAGAATACTAATACAAGTGCTGGAAGTTTCATTACAGCAATAGCCACATTATGAAGTGAATCAACCCCTATTAACCTTGCAACTACATATATGATGTCTTGTGCAATACTTGCTAGACACACTAATATAGTTACTGCATAGAGGGTTCGTTTATCAAGTGCCATAACGTTACTCCTATGTTTTAGTCTGATAAAATTGCCCATGCCACAGCGGCTGGTGCTGTTATAATAAGTACGAGTGCTGCAATATCTCGCACTTGGACTGGTAGGTGGTTATAAACAAATACTCCTATGCTTACTGTTACAACCACTGCTACCACCCATAATAATAGCCTTAATATGACGCTACTCATTTTGACCACGTTCTTCTTGCTCAATGAGCATTTGCAAATAGTGCTGGGCTTTCTTCAAGTCCTCCACACCGTTTTTGCTCTTATATCGGCATACATACTTGATAATGTTACCTTCTATGTAGCCAATCCCGTTTGCAGTGATGAAGTCAATAGGTTGGATCTTCATCTTGCTATAATGGTCACCACCTACTTGCGTAGATTTTGGTGACGGAGATGATCCTCTTAAATCCTTGCGATTGTCTGCGTCATTGTTTTCTTGTTTGTCTTCACATTCCATATCTTCACCTTCACGTGTAATATCTATGTTAACGCTCTGTTTTGCACCCTCAGGTCGTGTCCAAACACTATGAACATGAAACTCTTTTTGGACAACCAATTCACCGGGCATATCGCCAGGACTAGCAGTGAATATGAGGCAAAATGAACTTAATGGGAAAAGGTCAATAATATTACCTGGTATAACTAATACCTCACCTTTTTTCATCTTAACTCCTCTCAGCTTTTGTAAGAATGCAAATAACGTCCATGAGTCTTCCGTTGCG